ATCCTTGTACATTATTTGTTTCGGGTGCGGTAGCTGTTCCCTGTATGTTAACGCTGTTGCGAGTATTCGATCCATCAAATCTTGCCGATAAAAATAAATCTGTACTGTTGTTACCCCTAACACCTATTTGAATACCAGCTATTTTTACATTTTGATTGACATAGTACGAAAGGTGCGTTGAATCTTGAGAAGCTATTGAAACGCTTGGAATTAAAGTAGTATCCATATAAGCACTCGTACCATTTGGAGTTGCACCTGTACTCGCAAAAGTCCAACCGCTTGTAAAAGTACCCGTAAACGAACTACTCTTTAAGTTCTGCGCACACGCTGCCGCACTTGCCCCGAGCATTGGATAAATGGCTTTCATAGGTGTCCATAATGAATTGGCTTTTAAGTCCAATACGAGTTGGTTCACCGCTGCCTTTTCCGTTGCTGATAGCGTTCCCCCTGCCGTTGTAACACGACCAAAGAAAGCGACTGCATCCGCATCAAATGACGCAATCTGCGATGCGATTAATCCGTGACTTGCTAAAATCATTATGCTATATCTCCAAATAAGTACCACTCATTCGTATCAATCTTAATCAAAGTTGCACCGCTATACTGAGCGTTCAACTTTAACTTTGCCCCGTTGCTTCGGATGGTCACTCCACTCGTTGCTACGATGGTGGTTTGACCTGCTCCGTATTGTGCCAAAAGTATTTGTGTACCTGTGGCAAATGCTACTGAACTATTCAAAGGCACGGTCAAGTTATTTGCACTGGCATTGTTTATCTCCACCAATTTATCGGCATCACCTAACACTAAGGTATAAGATGCCGTTTGTCGGTTGGTTACAATAAGTTTGTTTGTCTTGGCATCTAACGCAGTTTGCGTGGCAGTAGAAACTGGTTTATTCGCATCTGAAGTATTGTCAACATTGCCTAACCCGACTGCGGTCTTGTTCAAAGTTGCAAAGGTCTTATCACCACGATAATAATCTGCTGAAGTTGTGGCGGTGATTGTTGGCTCTACTGCGATATTACCACTACCCAACACCGATGTTGAATTAATCGTTTTGATGTTGGTTGCAGATACCAAAGTATCTTGCTTGGCGTTCAATGCCGTCTGCGTTGCAGTGCTTACTGGCTTGTTTGCATCACTTGTGTTGTCAACATTGTTCAACGCAAGGCTAGTCTTAACCTGTGTTAGCGTTATTTTTTTGGTTGTGGTTGCCGACGTGTCAACAATTGGCAGAACATCCGTCGCGTTGTCAATGGTGGCAATGGCGGTTAATTCGCTTATTTTTTGGTTGGCCATGTGGTAAAATTACAAAGCCCCGCCGTCTATTGTGTTAACAAATTACGGATGCGCTGCAATTATAAACCACTGGGTGCCGTCGCAAATAATCGTGTGGCTGTCGTAGTTTGTATTTAAAAGGAAGTGATCTGCGCCGTTTATAGATTCCCCTGTATAGGCATTAATCCTAAAGGTTTGCGAAGCCCCAGACTTTACAAAGTAATAACGCTTTCCCTTCTGTGTAGCTACAGCAGGCAAATTCAATATAACAGAACCGCCCGCAGTATTTCCAATATGGCCCTCGAAGTTTGTATCCAGTGAGCTTGTGCCTGTTGTATAAGTTTTAAAGGTGCCGTGCTCTTGTAATAACCAAGTAACCGCCTCAGTGCTATCGGTATATTTTAGCATTACCTCGTATTGGGTATCCTGTGTAGGCTGCGCTGTTATCGGTTGGTCCGCATAATTTACAAGCTCTTCAAGCACCTGCTGAGGGACATTGCTAAACTGCGAATTAAACGAGCTTATCGCAAACTCATGGTAATCTAAACGGCTTTGTATAACTCGCTCACCTGTGCGCGGGTTATAGTTTACTCCGCCTCCGCTTGTCGCCTGTGTATAGTCAGGTGTTAGCCCCAGCCATTCCCCTGCCCAAGTTTCTGACCGTGGGTTGTAAGTTCCGCCATTAAATAGCCAGCGCGTAGAATCAAACTGCAAAGTTTTAACAGCGGTCAGCGTGCCTGCATCGTAAAGCGTGCCCTGAATAACTGGCACAAATTTATTATACATGCCACCAATGCGGCGCCCCTGTATAGTTCCTAGGTCGTCATGGATTGCAGAAGCGTAGCCACTATACCAATCTGAAGATAAAACCCAAGCCGTGCCGTTATAAACGTAAATAGAGCCATAACCATAAGCGCCCTCGTCGTCGTAATACTTGGGCTTCCATTCTATTTTTTGGCTGTTATTACTTGCCGCTCCAGATACAGAAGTTGTATTTTTTGTAATACGCGAATAGTTAGGATTTTCAACTGTTCCAAATGGCTGAGCCGCCGCAATAGATCCCCAAAAATTAATCTGGTTAAAGCTACTCGCGGTCCATGAATTAGGCGCAATAAAAGAGCCTTGCTCTGCGCTTATTTTCATGTCAACAAACAAACGATTATAACCCGCAGGAGGTGGGGGCATTTGGTTATCGAATATATAAGTATTCCAAGAGTTGCGCGCCGTTCCAATAGTCATATATTCATTTACATAAGTTACAGGGCCGCTTGGTGTAACATAGTTATTTATATTAGGTAAATATTGCTTAATCGCCCCGCCAGAGTTTTTAAAGTAAATTCTATATTCAAAGGCATAGCGCTGGTATCTTTTAACCGAGCCGCTAGTAATTGCTACATAAGAATTATCCATCCACTTAATAAGCATGCGGCATCGTATCGCTTTAGAGGCGTCTATTAATTCGTCATCTATTGACAAATCAATACTGCTAAGGTTGGGCTCCGTTTTAACTACCAGCATAGCATTTTGTCGCTCTTCAATTACATCCACTAACCTAACAGGGGGCTGATAAGTTAGCGTTGGCTTTGCTTCCCATTGCGGACGTGTCCCTGTGCCTCCAAGCGTTACGGCGTGGGTTAATGTCGTTGTGCTTTGATAGGTTCCTGCTGCGTTATAATTGCGCGTACTAATAGAAGCCGCGTTATAGTTGTCATCGGAAACTATCCAATAGGCCCCGCTTTCTAGGTGCATCCGCGATCCGTAAATTTCTAGTATTTGGTTAATAGCTTGCTTACAATTTGCTAAGTCTATATTAGTAGTAGACGCGTAGCCTGTCCCGTCGGTGTCGATAAAAGTAATATCGCCAAAAGCATCAAAGTTATTGTAAAAAGAAAGTATATTTAATTTTGTATTTGCTAATCCTTTATTACTGGCTTGCGCGGTGTCGTACATTGTTACGCCATCTTTTAAATAAATTGATGCGCTAAGATATGTCCAGTAATCATCTAGCCCCGCATATTCCAAAGACTTGCGGATTATGTCTAACGCTGTAGCTTGCCCATCTGTAAACCAAGCGGGATCTATATTAAAGCCTTCGATTAAATTAAAAGCGTCAACAGCCGCAAGATCAAATATCATAGCGCCATCTACTGACTCGCGCAAATAACTGGCTTGATCTGCAATAACTCGGCCAACATAAAACAAATCTGAGCCACGATAAACAACTAAGGCGTATTTATTCTCTTCGTTATTTGCAATATTTACAAAGGCAGTTTTAACAGTATTATTTGGAATTTCCCAATAGCTTGTAATCTTTGAAGGCCTTACAAAATCTTGGTAGTAAGTAGAGCCATCGCCCTGCCTATCAATTTCAAAACCTTCGCCTGCTAAAATCAATTCGGTTCCTGAGCTTGTCGAACCAGTAGGCCCGTCGTATAGTTCAACTCTATAGGTAATATTTTGAATGCTCTTGAATGAGCCAAAGTAAATACGTGCCATTATCCGCGCTTGCTATCTTTATTGTATCGTTCCAAAACTATTGCCAAATCCCTGCCTTGGATTGAAGTGCTAGCTACAAACCCGCTGCTACTGTCTCCACTCTTTAACATACCTTTTAATTTATCCAACGGCGCTATTACTTCAGGGTTAGAACTTGCCCCGGGATATTCCCCCATAAGGCCAAGCGTTGGACCGCTAACTATACCACCGTCTGCAAATGCCGTAATATTTGGCCCCTCGCTTAACTGTGCTCTAAGTATAGCAGCCCCCGCTACCAAGGCCACACCCGCCGCAGCCGCTGCTACTGGGTTCTGCAATATCAATTCCTTAAACGCCTTAGACGCTATGGCCGTAGTTATTAACGCTGCTCCGACTGATTGCATAAAGTTCGCTATTGCGCCCATCATACTTTTACCAAAGTTTTTTCCTGCGTTTGCATCGCCCGCCGCAGTATCCGCAACGAACTGAGCAAAGGAGTTAGCCGCGTCAGTTTGCAAAGAGGCAAAAGAGTTATTAACCGCATCCGTGGCGTTTTCCATTTTGCGCTCGTAATCCGACATTACTTTTACTTGGTCGTCGGTATTCTTTTTAAGCTCCTTAGTCATGTCGTCGGAAGCGTACGCTCCCTGAAACTTTGTAACCGTCGGGGCCTTTGGAGCGGCAAATTGCTCCATCGGTTTAAATCCTGCTATAAATTCTTGCTGTGCTGCATATAGCTTTTTGGTTTCCTCTAGCGCTTTAGCCTCTTCTGCTAAGTCCTCTGCCCTATCTTTTTTGCGTTGGGCGTTGGCCGCTTTAGAAGCCGTAATTTTTATGTCTAGCCCTTTTAATGTTATAGAGTTTTCTGTCTCTTGTATTTTTTGAGTCAGGTCTAGGTATAGCTCTGAATCAATGCTAATATCTTTTTGCATTGACTTGTAAGCCTTAAGCCTTTTCTCCAAAAATCCCGCCTCTATTTTTTCAATTTCTGCCTGAGTTTTACCTGCAAGCTGCGCCTCTTTAATTGCGGCCTCTTCACGAAATTTTAACTGGCGCTCTACAAACTTAATAGCCCTGTTATTACTTTCGTCTAATCTATCGTTATACTTCTTTTGCGCATCCTCGGCGGCCTTGGCAGCGTCGGCGTTCTCATTCATTGCGCTACCTATTGCAACGATAGCAGCTAATACTAAGCCCGCTCCAGTAGCAACCAACGCGGCAGCATAAACTCGGGCGGCAATTGTAGCCTGCCCCATTACAAAGGTCTGAACTTTAACGGCTGCTGTATTCAATCCAACCATAAAAGCACTCTCTGCCTGCAAGGTATTTTGTACCGCTTGCAAACCAGTTACCAAAGCCATAACGCCTTGAAGTTTTACCATAGTAGCTTGGAGGTCTTTATTCTCCGCACCAAATAAAGCAGCCGCCCCTTGCGCTACTCCAAAAGCGCCAGCAACTCCCTGTATACCACCGAGCACCGCATCCAGTCTACGCGTATCGCTCGCAAAATAAGCAACCTCTCCGCGCGTGTCGGCTATCGCATCCTTCATGCGGCCCGCCTGTTTAATTATTTCGTTTGCAACTTGGGCAAACTCTGGGCCCAATGCCCGGGCTTCCATTGCTAATTGAGTCAACTGCCTTACGCTTCCCATCGTTGGGTTACGCGTGGCAATAGCCGCCAATCGTTCCTCCATCCCTTTAGCGGACTTCGCAACTTCGGCGCTCATTTGGTTGCTGCTCTTTTGAACTATCGCAATGGCTTTATTAAACCCTTCGCGCAGCTTCTCAATGTCGGCGCCTATAACAATATTTAAACTTTTAGCCATTAGATTATAATTTTATCACCAGTTTCTAAAAGCACAAAGTCGCCAGATTCCAACAAAATTAAAGACTCAACTACAGGCGCACTATAAATATAATTGATTAAATAATCTTGGCTCACTTGGTACAATCCTGCAAATGCTGCCGTATCGTCTGCTGTATGATTCTCGCCGTCGTATTCAATTACTTGCACGTAAGAATCGTTATAAGTATCTGGAGTGCTAGCGTCATCAAACGCAACCCGCACCTGCGCAGAAAGTTCTACAGCATCCGCAAAGCTTGTAGTATAAACATTAACTTGCACCCTTGCAAACTCTGTGCGACTGTGCCCTGAGTTAGTTGGGTTGGCTGCAATGGAAACGAGGTTATAACTGATCGCGGGAAATGCTGACTCTTGCGGGATTCTAACGGGGTTTATCCGCGTGCCTACTAACGAAGTGACCCCCGCCGCATTGCTTAAAATTGAATAGACTATTTTTATAGGTGCGCTCATGCTTTCGCGTCTGGGGTTAACTTATCAAAGACATGCGAATATAACTTTAAAGCGTCGTGAATAGATAGGTAATCGGACTGCTCCCAAGGAAATGTTAACAGACGTTTGGGCTCAATAGGTTTCTTTAAGTGCGGGGCCATACCAGTAGCAACCGCCCAGCGGGTTATTTCCCATTGGTTGCGATACTGCTGCTGCTGAGCTTCGCGCATCCCTTCTAATTTCAAACGCCAAAAGCGAGGCGTTGACTTTAAAAAAGCCTGCTCACTTAGCATCATTTCGCCATAAGCTATGCGCTCAATCTTGCGCCAAGTTAGCGGGGCGCTGTCGCCCTTGGCAGTTACTCCCCCGTTGACTCTTCAACAGGTGCAAAAAATTCCGTAATTGCTGCGGTGAATCCTTCCAACGCTGGGCTAATTTCTTGAAACTTTTTAATCGCCGCGCCTAACTTTTGGACTGTCGGGTAAGGCGTTGGTTTATCCTGTGCCTCATAACCTTCCAAGATTCCGTAAAACGCGCAGCTTAGAGCAAAATCCATAGACTTTGCTAAGTCCTTTTGCAGGTTTAAATCGGCAAAGGTTTCCATCCCGGCAACTTCCATAATGTTGCGCAAGCTATTCATGTTAAATAAAAGGGGATGCTCAGCACCCCCTAGTTTAATTGTAGTGCTCATTGCACAAATATAATACTATTAAGCAACAGTGCCAATAGTCAAAGTTCCAGACCCTTGTAAGGTTCCTGTCCAACTTGCCTTATCGTTATTTGGTGCGCTAAGGCTTAATGATGTAAAGAAAGCAGTACCAGTATATTTTTCGTCGCCTGTTACGTTTGTGCTCATTACAATAGTCAACAAAGTACCTGCTAACAAATCGGTAGCCAAATCTTTAAAAGATTGTTGAGACGCTCCAACGCTTGCGTCATCTTCAAAAATTGCTTCCACGTTTAAAGTGTAGCCATATTCGCCGGCAATAAATTCCTTTGCGCCTGCGCTGTCTTTACTTGTTACGTCGATCATGTCTTTAGAAATGTCGATTGAGTGAGAGGTCGCGTTTGCGATTTTCTTTAGTGAGCCGCTTACATCTTTATAGATGCTTATAAGCGTGCCGTTTACTGGTCCAGTAGTTGCCATCTTATTTGTATATTAAGTTATTTTTTTTTGCTAATTTAGAAAGTATTTTGTCTACTCCGTTAATAATTCCGTCCGTTACCTTGCCCGCGTTTTGGTCCAATGCAGGGCGCATAAAAGGCCGCGCTTCAATGATGCCAGTATAGCGGCCTGTCTTTTCCTGTATACGTGCAACAGTCCCGTATTCAAACATCGGCCCCAAGTAATTATTGTAATATTCTTTGCGCAATCCAATCAGCACTTTTGTTTTATTGTCCTTGTCCTTGCCAGTAATAAAGCCGATTGATGCCGCCAAGTCTCCGCTATCTTTTGGCGCTAAATTCCTTGCACTTTGAATTATTGGTACTGCCTGAGCTTTGAGCATGCGCTGAAATTCGGGGTTGTCAATTTCGACCCCCATCGCTTTTAAGGCGTCTATCACCTCGGCAATATTTTCAACGTTTTTGCTCACTCTGTTAATTCAGTTTGCAACTTCAAATATAAATTCCTTGCTAGGTTTGCTATGTTAACAATGTTATGATTAAGGCCCGCGTCAACGATTCTATGCTTGACGCTTACCGCTGAATTATAGCGGATGGTATAGTAAACGATTTGCTTATGCTCTCTGCGATCCGCATTTACTTGCTCGCTTCCGCTTTCCTGTTCTACGCGCTGAGCCCAAGCCGTTGCGTATTCGGTCCACGTTTGCAATTTCTCGCCTGTATTTGCGTCGATAGTTTCCGCATAACTCTGCAGGCTTACCAATACGTCCATAGATCCCGATTGCATTATAGTATGATTTGGATTTTATAAGGGTCTAAAAGATACTCAAAGCCTAGGCCCATTGGCGCATTATTAGTGCCAACTATTACAGCATTCCTGTTATCATAGTATTGACCCACTAATAACAAAGCAGCGTGTTTAATTGCCATCGGAAAAATAGTATCTGGGTCTACTGCGCTAGTTCCCACTGGATTAAATCCCTCAGATACTTCAATAATGTATTTAATTGTATCGTCTGTAATTGAGTCGGGCGCGGTATTAATAAAAATATTTCGTGAGTAGTTGCCCATTGGGTCAGGCGCTACTATCCAATCGCTGCCCGCAAATGCCGTCACCGCTTGGCTGCTGTTTACATAGCTCACAGAGTTCACAGCCAATACGCGGCTATTTACGCGCAGATAATTGCCGCTCGGTATATTGAGCCCGTTAACGGGATTGATTAGCGCAGGCGAGCCCGTAAAGCTATCAAAGCCATATTTAGCCGTACCCTTCTTAATCGAGTATCCTAAGTAATTGCTACAGGCGTCAACGGCCATACTAATTAAACCGCTAATATAACTGTCGTCATCGGAAGCCGTAACGCGCAAATGCTGCTTAGCGTCGGCTAAACTCAAGTAGTCTGTGGCTACATTTGCAAAGGCTGTATATCTTCTAGATTTAAACATTATTCGGCGTCTAATTCAATTTCTGGGTTAGTCGGTTTCTTTTTGGTCTTAGGTGCAGCTACAACTTCAACAGCCCCAGCCTCAAGTAATAACTCGGCTTGCTTTGTTTCAATGTCTACCACTTCGCCCAAGTTATAACTAAGGTTAAAGTGCCCTGTTGGATTAATCAAAAATTTTACTAACATTTGGCCCGAGGGGGGTACAGTCAAGACCCCCCACAGCACTCGGACTTTTACGCCCCCGAGCGGGCTAGTTATTAGGCTACGATGTCCTTACAAACCGCAAAGGCTGTAGGGTTCAACAAGTTGCAATCCAAATAAG